TGTAATCGGGTTCTAATATATGAATTGGATGTGGGATTTCACTATTATGAAATTTTAATGTAGCGTTATGAATTATAGGCTGACACATTATATTGGGTGGTAAATATGGAAAATCAGGGTCTTCAAACGAAGTGTTAACAAATGCCGACATATTTGAATTATATATATAATATTTATGTATATTTAATAAATTCAATTTTTTTATAAATTATAATTTATAAAAATAAGTATTTAAACAAGTTATATTACATAATATAATGGAATCAGAATCTACAACACAGTTACCGATGGCAGGTGGAGAAAAAAAACAAGTAAGACTTGTCGATATTCCTTTAAATACTCAACAAGATGCATTACAATTAATTGTAACTTTTTTGAACTTAGCTCAAAAGAGAGGTGCGTTTACATTGGATGAATCTGCTAAGTTATGGGAATGTATTAAAATGTTCCAATAGTAAATAATATTTATATATTATATGTTTATTCGACAATTTTTAGAAACATATAAATGGTTATTGTCTGCGTCTTTTTTTAGTGCACTAACAGTGTTATTAATTAAATATTATGAATTTGATACAAGTAATTATATTTTGTTAGTTGCTTTATTATCAGAATGTGGTTTAATATATGCTTATATTAAATTATTAAAAAAAGACGATATATTAACAGAGTTCGCATTAGTTAAAATAGTAGCAATAATGATGATTGTTCTTCCTAGTATATTATATTTTGGAACTAAACTAACAATATATAAAATGGTAGGAATTATATTGGGTATGATTTCTATATATATGCTAAAATAATCAATTAATCATCAGTTATTTCAATGATCTCATCGCTACTAGGTTTTCGGGGTTTTAAAGGTGGATTTAATGGTAATCCTTTTTTACAACCAGGACATCCATGTTCAGCATCTTCTCTAGCAAAACCTGTATCAGGATTCCACCAGCAATGTTCGCAAATTCTATGCGCTCTTTCTTTGTGTTTTTTGAGACAAGCCGCAGGAACTAACATAGTTTTTCTAGAAAATTCTTCTTCACAAACACAACACGGTATTTTTGCATTAGGTGAAATGGGAGATGGTGTTTCCCCTCCAATCATCTTTTTATAATTACGACGAGTACGATTTTTATGTGATTTACGAAATTTGCGAGATTTTCTATTTCTATATTTTCGCATATATAATATAAGTATTTAAAATATTTATATTATAAACGGTTTGACTAGGAATCGAACCTAGATTGATTAGTTAACAGCTAATTATACTGACCATTGTATTATCAAACCACTATGCAGACACCAATGTTTTCAACACTTTGAATTTTAATTGCTGTAAGGTATCTTAAAAGAAGAATTTAACTCTTCATATAATATATATAACAAATCTTTAAGTTGTTTTTATACAAATATATTTTTTTATTTAACACCCGATGTGGGGTTCGAACCCACGACCACCAGCTTAAAAGGCTGGCGCTCTGCCAAACTGAGCTAACCGGGTTTGATTTACTAGAACCTCTTTATAAATATACAGTACGGTTCTTTTACATATATATAACGCGGATTGTCTTTAAGTTGTTTTAATAATATATTTAATACGCAACTTAAAGCCCGAATACTCAATAATAATTTTCTTATTATGAATTATCTTTATTTACATTATATGACAGACAATCTTGAAAAATACAAAACAAGCAAACTTAATGAACTAACAATAACATATAATTCTAATTTACTTGCGTTAAGAAATATATTGGTTGTAAATATTCAAAAAATCAATAATTCCAAAGTTTCAAAATTTATTAAACTACAACAAATTACCATTTTACAAAATTCATACAATATTTCTGTTGCTAAACTAACAAATGAATTTAAACAAAACAAAAATAATATTTTATCAACGACTTCTCTTCCTGCAACAAAAAATGCGTTATTAATTGGAATCAATTATATTGGCACACCTAATGAATTATATGGATGTATAAATGATACAACTAATATAAAGAATTTATTGCAACAAACATTTTCATTTCATAATTTCAATCTTTTAACCGAACAAACTAACAAAAAACCCACCAAACAAAACATACTTGATTCTATTACTAATTTGTTAGTTAGTGCTAATAAAGGAGACTCACTTTTCATTTTATATAGTGGACACGGAACACATACTATCGATTTATCTGGTGATGAATTAGACGGTCAAGATGAAATGATTGTTCCTTTAGACTATTCCACTAATTCATGTATAGTAGATGACCAACTAAATCAAATTATTACAACACATTTGAAAGAAGGAGTTAAATTATTTATGTTATTTGATAGCTGTTTTAGCGGAACAATAGTTGACCTCAAATATAGTTATGGTGATTCAGAAACAATAAATCCTACTTCTTTAGAAACAAAAGGACAAGTAATAATGATTAGTGGGTGTACTGATAATCAAACAAGTGCTGATGCGGTTGTTAGTTTGAATAATACAATAATCAATTCAGGAGCAATGACTTTTACATTCTTGAAAACAATACAAGATATGGGAACAACTATTAGTTTGAAGATGTTAATAAACAATATGAGAAATATTCTCAAACAAAATGGGTATACACAAATACCACAATTATCCAGTGGAACTAACATCGATATTAACCAATTAACCATTTCTACAATACTTTAAAAAAGTATTTTAATAAGTATTTCAACAATACATATTAAATAAGGTCTTACTGGGATTCGAACCCAGGTCAAATGATTCAAACTCATCTGTTATAACCAACTACAATATAAGACCATAAAAAATAAAAGGGGGGACTACTGGGATTTGAACCCATGACCTCTTGCCCCAAAGCGAACATCATAAACCGCTAGACTATAGTCCCATAAAAAGAACTCATTCTAATAGAATGATAAGAAACAGTGAAGTTTACTTTTTGTATTTTCAAACCGAACAAAATACTAACGTTCAACTAATATCATTGCATAGGTATTTACCATTATATTAGAAGCTGTGTATAACACAGGTCATTTTATTTTTGATAATTCACGAAGAATCATCTGTTGTAAAATAACAAACAACTTTATATTATATTCATTAATTAATGTTTTGCTGTTATAGATTCATATTATTTTTCGACATGTCTTTGCTGAATCCATTTTGGAATTATTTGAATACATAGTATTCAAAGAGTATGCTGACTTCGTTTGGGTTGCAAATTAACGATAAATGCTGTGTGAAATCATTTGTATTTTTTAACGTTTGCACAATGTGGGATTCGAACCCACGAACTCTTTGAGACGAGATCTTAAGTCTCGCGTGTTTGACCAGGCTTCACTAATCGTGCTTGTCTGCTGGTTCCCTTTGTAAAATTCAATATTCTTATTTTTGGAATTGCTGTTCGGAACCACTTACATATTAAATAGGCAAGATGTCTTTAAGTTATTTTTTATAGATATTAATAAATTCTAAAAAAAAGAATAACTAATAATTGTCTTCTATATATCCATATTTTTCACCATATTCATCTAACTCGGCTTCTCCGAATATTTCTTTGTGTCTTTTAAGTTGCTCCTTTTTTATTTTTTGTATTTCTTTTAGTTCTTTTCGTTTTTGTTCTTGTAATTCTTTTGTTTTTTTATATTTATCCTTTTTATCATTTATAATAGTAATTTTATCAGGTTTAACTGGTATAAATAATTCTATGCATTCATTATCATCATTAAATAAATCTTTAGCTAATGCTATTTCAGACTCTTCCATTAATTTTCGTTCTTCAAGCATTTTTAATTCGCGCTCCTTATTTTTAATAGATACTTCTATACATAGTTCCGACAAATCGGTATTTTCCCAGTCATCTTCCCAATTTGGTTCCATACTTAATTATATTAACCTATTAATTAATATCATAAATCAATTTTTTATTATATCTTTCTTTTTAAGTTGTGTTTCAACACTATTATCAATTGAATAATATAGTTTCACATATAATATATAGATTATTCCAATCAGGATAATTATTGCCGGAATATAAATTCCATAAGCATTATTTAATATTCCATACAATACTAACAAGCATTGTGCTACTAAAATTAATAACGCCCATATATATGTCAAATGCTCAGTTTGTTTTGTAATATATACTTTATACACTAAATTACTAAACGCTACAATTGTTAAAATACCTGACATTATAGCTATATATTGATATTTTGGATAACGCTCCATTTATATATAATTAGTTTATTTATAAGTATTTCAAAAATACTTATAAACATATGCTCGAGTGCGGACTTGAACCGCAGACCCTCAGCTCATAAGACTGATGCTCTAACCAACTGAGCTACACGAGCTTAAATGCTAGTTTCATAAAATTAATCGCCTTAGACCACTCGGCCATTCTAGATATTAACTAGAAGTAGGATTCGAACCTACGGTTGCTTAGCAAAATAAATTAAAAAAAATTGCTGTTTGAAACTATTGTTTCGACCATCCCAGGACTTGAACCTGGAACCTCCTGATTAGAAGTCAGGTGCGCTATCCGATTACGCTAGATGGCCACTATATACTTATTTTTAGGAATCGAACCTACGACCTATTCTGTTTCCAGAAACGTTCTACCACTGAGCTATAAACCCCTAAGGGACTTAGGATTATTTGCTGTAAAAAATAATTTTCACTTACCTTTTTATATATTGTCATTACGCTTAGGACTTAATAGCAATGGTGAACCATATCGGTATGGCTCACTAATCATATATAGCAAGTTTTCTTTAAGTTGTTTTATTTATAATATATAATAAATGAAATATTATAAACTAAAATAACAAAAAACATTTAACAAACTACTTGAAACATAGTTATAAAATATACACATAATAATTAAGTTTTTGTCTCATTTTTCTTTTCGGTCGGTGTAATCAACACTATTATAAATTATTCAGATTCAGAATCATACACGTATTCACTTACATGTGTATTTTTACATTGTTCATATTCTTTCAATGTATCTTGAATAATTGGCAATTTTAAAGTCAGAAATACTATAAATAATGCTGGAAAATAATAAGCAATAATTATATGTGCTAAAATTTTAGCCATAAAATCTATAACTAAGAACCATTTCCAACCTGGATGACTAGATACTTCCAAATTTTTTTTAAAGTTTGTGGATTCTTCCAGTAATCCAATAATAATTGCAACTAACACCAGAAATTTATGAAAGTAATTCATCTCACGCTTTTATGATAATATTTACTTTGTGACAATTGACAATATTTTATTTCAATTTTTTATTAATGAATTCATAAAACAGTTTTATTTATGAGTTACCATTATAAATATTCCCACAATAACGGCACCAAATTTAAGCAAATTGCATGATGCTTCTTCTATTTCATTTATTTTTCTTTGCTTTTTTAGTCAAAATCTGTTAAAATAATAATCGAAACTATCTCTTCTCATCCGGTATTCCATACTATAACTTTGAATTAATGGTGTTTTTGTCCTAGTTTGGAACCAAACATTTTCTACATAAAGGACATTTTTTACATAATAACATACAATTAGTATGTAATTTATGACACCTTATTCAGTAATACATATATTCTTGTCAGTCATTTTATCGAAGAAAATTGGACAGTCTTCTTCAGTCATATTATTTTATATTTTCTATTTATATATTACTCAATATTTCAATTTTTTTACTTTTAGTAAAGAGGACTACATTTTTGCATAAAATTTTTAGTTTGAACCTATCTTTACTAAAAATAAAAAAAATTGAAATATTTTTGAGTCGTTATTAATGAAGTATAAGCTAACTGTGATAACGTTTGATTAAAATCGAAAGCAAAATGACCGACTCCGTTGAACTCCGATACATCGCTGATTCTCAGCCTTCCCTTTGCATTCCTCGTGTATTCAATAACATCACTGAACCAAGAATTCACAAAGTATTTAATGAACTTGGGCTCGGAAAGATTAGTCGTATTGATATAAAGGAACGCAAAAGCGAAAAAGGTGAGTCATACAAGCGAGTATATGTTCACTTCGATAAGTGGTTTTGGAATGAAGATGCTCAAGCAGCGCGTAAGAAATTATTATCAGGTAAGGAAATTAAGATTGTTTATGATAACCCTTGGTTTTGGAAAGTGTCGGCTAGTAAATGGTCACCAAGAAATGAGCACCAAGAAATGGGGGCACCAGCACCACAGCGCTCAAGAGCTCATATTGAGTTTGATGACGAACCGGTAAGAAGCGAACCGGTAAGAAGCGAACCGGTAAGAAGAAAACCTACTACTGAACGAAGAGGTAGATTTGAGCATCGTTTGCCAATTGCACCTACCCTTACTCGTAAGGCACCAAAATTGGATTCAGAACTCACTAAGACACCCGATAAAAAGCCAATTATGCCACGTTCACCTTCGTCATCACCTCCGCCAAGTTGCAGACCTTTAAAGCATGAAGAAAAACGCACTCAAGGCGGAGTTATTCTAGATTATGGCACTGTTGTTCCACCGAAAAGAGCTAAGAAACAAGAAGTAAGGAAATTAGAAGAAGATAATTTGGCAACATTGGAAGCGAATCCAACTGCGATTGCTGTAGAAGAAGAAATTAAGATTAGTTTGAGCGAAGAAGATAGACAGCTTTGTGATGATATGTATGGAGATCTTTAATTGTAATTTAATAAAAGTCTTTTTTATCTATTATTGTTTAACATTGTTGTAATTTTTTAAATATTGTATTATTTTATTATATGAGTAATTTTCCAGACAATTCCTTGTTAATTGTTGGACACGGTTGTTATATAAGAAATAATTCGTTTGTCAGTAAAGCGCCTATTCATTTTTCATCTGAACGAGGGGAATGTACTACAGGTGACTACACTGTTATACATGAACAGGTTGAAGATTACCCTTATGGGGGACAAACACGTAATTATGAACATATAATTGATTTTGTAGATGACTTGCACGAATTATTGAACCCATTCGGGGTATATTATTACAGAAATGGTATTCCGTATCGCATTACATCGTATAATTTAACAACTAATGTCAAATTGTCATCAATAATAGCAGATTTTGAACATCCATTGTCTGCGGTGTATGTATGGACGTGTAGAAGCGTATGTACTCCATCTGGTGGAAGAAGAAAAAACACACGAAAAAAACGCACAAAACGAAGAAGACACAAATCAAGGAAAACATAGATATTTTACATATTAAAACGTTAAAAAATACAAAAATGTAAAATGGTAAAAGGTGAAAAAAAATTGAAATATAATTATGTTTTTATTTCAATTATAATTTCATATTTAATTATCCTTAAAATGTTATGTGCTTATTGTGGTGGTTCTTCACATGCTACTGAAAATTGCGATGACCCATTTATTAATGTTATATATGAATGTATTAAACAAATATACATTAATTTAATAACACAATATCCTTCTACACAAGTAGAAGCTAGATTTAACACAATTTTAATGAGAAGATATACAAGAAGAGATCTTCTAATAATTGGTATAAAATTTGCACATATATCGGTAAGAAATACAAAAGCAGAAATTATAGAGAAATTATATCAATATTTTACATCACGGATTCATATTCCTAGACCGATTGAACAACCAGACTCAGTTTTTGCGTGGAGAATAGATAGAACTCCTTCGGTTCAAACAGAATTAATAATGTATCAAATAAATTATACACCAATACATTATTCGATGTCGCCAACTTTTATAACTGAATTTAGAACGAAATATGATATTCGTACGATATTAGTATCATCCGTTAATAATGAAGAAGAACATGAATGTCCTATTTGTCTTGAAAATGTAACAAACCGGTATTTAGTAAGTTTAAATTGTGAACATAAATTTTGTGGTAGTTGTATTATAAAATTATTGAAAACACACAATAAATATGAAGGTCCTTCTTGTGCGTTATGTAGAAAACTAATTACAAATGTTAATATAACAAACCAAGAAATATATGAATCAATTTCTAATTATTGTTTGTAAATTATTTATCTTTTTTATATAAAGCAATTTAAAAATATAAATATGAGTATTGTAATGATATTGACAAGAGTTTGTTTTGCCGGTGTTGGATTATTTGGAACAATGACAATCATGCCTAATCTTATGTTACGTGAAGATGGTAAAAAAACGTCAATTATGTCATCTAATGTTGGATTAATTGCTTCTGGATTATTTATTATATCTGGGATTGGTGGATTATTCAGCGATTCATTTAAAACATATATATTTATAGGTTGTGGTGCTTCAATAACTCAATTATTTGCATTTATGATACCAGATATATCATCTATGATATCCAACAAATAAAAAAGATTTAATACGATTTAGAAAAATTCGTGGGTTTATAGATAATTTTATTTGACGGTTAATTTATTTATTTGTGATAACAATTTGACGACATTTGTATGACCATATATTTTAGCATTGCGCCGACCGAAAAGCAACCAATTTATTAATCCTAATGATATATACATCAAATAAACTAAAAAATACAATAATAGAATTAGACATTTTATTATTTTATTACTATATTTTTAAGAAGTTTGTCTTATTTTACTTATAAACGGTATTTCATTCACTTATAAACGGTATTTCATTCACTTATAAACGGTATTTCATTCACTTATAAACGGTATTTCATTCACTTATAAACGGTATTTCATTCACTTATATGCGAATATATTAACTACTAGACGTGCCTTTTAAAAACAACTCATCATATACTTTTGCTTGTAACTCTGGTAATACTTTTTTTCGCAAAGATTCTAATTGATCCTGTAATGTTGTTTTGGAACCATCCGATTTAAGAATAGCAGCACCAGTATACCAATCAGGAGGCACTATTTCAGTATTAGATGTATTACATGCGTTAGCAACGTTAGATACATTAATACCACCTCTAAGAACACCAGTTCCGGTTTGAACCGCATAAGGAAACGGTTTTTGAAACCCAACTGGATTTGTGCATCTTCGTTGAATACGTAATGTATAATCACTTGCATCTTTAGGTTGATGTAATGTTTTGGTATAGGCCGCATTTGCTTGTTGAATATTCATAGTATATCCACGTGCAGGAGTTGTTTGACAACCAGTAGACCCACCTCTAACGAAATAATCAACATAAAGTTCAGGTGTATTCACATCATAATGGCAATAATTTGCGGCTGCTTTTTTATGAATATATAATCCTTGACTCGCACTATCAGTTTGATTTCCAGTGTAATCTGGTTGAACCCAATTATTTGGATATTGTCCGGACTGAATCCATCTAAATCTTCGTTGTAACATGCCTTTATTACTTAATACTGATGGATGAACAATATCACTCTTTAATATTTCAGCTAATACTGGCATAATATTTAATGAAACATTGTTAGGACCATCAGGATAACGACCTTTTTTACCACCCCATCCTTTAGGATAAATTCCACGAAAAGGTGTAGCACTTTGACTAAATTTCATATTTTGACCGACATTGCCGATGTTTCTATGAGGACCATTAATAGAAAACCCGGCATTAGATGCACTATATGCTGGACCAACTATTTTATCATTATATCCAACTAAACTTGCGTTAAATATATATGAAGGCAAATTACCTTTTCTACCATAAGGACCTTGATAAATCCAATAATAATTAGTAGGTTTACCTGATATTTTTGTTGCCGTTGATGCGCTATTAATTGATTTTTTTTTAAAAGTAGCTAATGACATATATGATAACCATAGATAATTAATTTATACTAACAATAATTGCCTATTATTAATATCTTCGGACAGACATCGTTTAATAAACCAATATATTTTGGTATTAAAAATAGGTTCAATAATAGAATCAATTTCTTCAGTTGTTTTTAATTCATTACCAACTAACAAATAAATATGTAATAGTGAAAATACAACTAATAATCCTAAACTATAATAACAACATTTATAATTAATTTTGGATGGTAAACTTGTTAGTTTAAATAATTCCGGATTTGAAAAATAAGGTTTCATAATGGGTGAAACAAATATTATATAATCTTTATGTATAGGTAATAAAAATTGTGTAGAACAAATAATAAATATATTATCTATTGTTAGTATATCTGTAATATTAAACCCATAAAACCCGAAACCTGTTTTATGTAAATAGTATATTTGTTTGGATAAATTATCTATTAGGTTAATACATTCACCATAAGATAATATTGTATTTTTTTTATTGAATAAATATGTTTTAAAGGATGTTACATTTTCAGCTGAAAAAATAAGAGTGTTAGTTTCATAATCTATATGACATGATTTTAATAATATTTTTATAGATTTGCAAAGTTCATTAGCATATTCTCCTTTAATTTCTAATTTATATGTATAATCGTTGATTTGTTCTAATATATAATCCATTAAAAATGACATATATATTATTTTATTAGGTTTTACGAGCAAGAATTGAATATAAAATTGAAATGAACATAATATGCTAATGCTAACTAACAATTTAAAATGGATATGTATAAATTATATGCAATTAATTCATTGGTATCAAATGCATTAAAATATCAAATAGAAGAAGAAAACAATCGTTTAATCCCAAGTTGGTTATTTTGTGAAACACAAACACCGATAATGTTTATGGGTAACATTAATTTTACTGGACAAATGAGTTATGATGATAAAATTATCCCGAATTGGTTATTTCAAACAGAAGAAGAAAAGAAACGTCGTGCATATTTAATGGGTTATAAAACTAAGTAACAAAGTAAGTAATTTTTTCTTTGTTTATTATATGAGTAGAACACAAAAAAGAAAAAGCAAAAGGCGTCATACTTATAGAAGAAAACAACATAAAAGACGAACACTTATAAAAAGTGATGGCATTCCATTATTCTCAAAGCCAATATTTAATAAATCTAACAAAATACTTGTAAATAATAAATTAGAGGTAGGAAGTTTAATTCCCGGTTTAAGAAATATTAAATGAATCTATTTTCTTTAAGTTAAAATGATAATACTATAATTTTTAACTTAAAGACGCAGTAAAAAAGAGTTTATTAATTACCAGGCAGAATCATCTTCATATTCATATTCATATATCGGCGTTTTATAATTATATTCTTCTTCATCATCGTCTTCTGAATCAGAATCCATAGCAACCCAATCTACTTTCGTTATTGTAGTTGACCATGGTGCTGGAACTGATTCAGTTTTTTTAATAGCCGGTTTAGATAACGCAATAGCATAATTCGCTGTTGGAATGCTAATTGTATTTGTTTTCTCACTTAGTTTTGGAAATAATTCTTTTACATCTACAAATGTTTCATCTTCTTCATCAGAATCCGTTTCCAATGCTGAAAACTTGTTAGTTACCTTCTTCATAATGACTTGCTTTGCAAAAGGTTTTTTCATAGGAACATCTTTTGTTTGGATTTTGTCTTTATTATTTAATAAGGAGCAGTATTTCACAGTATGCCCATTATTGAAACAATAACGACATTCTAGTGCTAATAATGTAGGACAAATAACCTTTGATTTTGGGTCACGACTTTCTCTTGTAAAATGAGATTGATATTCTTCAATTGGTTTTCCAGAATCGTGACAAACTTTGCAATATTTTTTTAACATAGGAGTATTTGTATTTCGAGACATTGTAGGTATTTTATACATGTTTCAATTAAGTAATTAAATATTTCAATTTTTTTTTCGTTTTGTTTCAAAGTCAGAAAAAATTGAAAAAACAATATAAATATAAAAATATATACATATTATAAATGGCTACTCACAAAGATACAGATAATGATAGTGATAATGAATTTACAGATGCTGATATTTTACAAATAATAGATTATAATGGTGATTTTTGGGAATATTATGGAATAAGAATACCAACATATATAAGAACTATTCCTTCTATTGACCGTGTAAATGAACTAACATTTGACCATAATGGACAAATATGTGAAACTCTAATGTATTCGGTTGAAATGCCTTATACGCTGAAAGAATATCAATCAATATATGCAATTATAGGAACTGATGGTAAATTATATTGGAATGAAGATGTTGATGAAAATGCGTCGCAATAATGACAACGATGGTTCGTTTTCATGGACTTCCAACAGAAGAATTATGACAAGTTTTTTATTAATAAACGGAAGTAATAAACGAAAAAAATTGAAATTTTTATTTTCTAAGGATAATTACTTATAATTACGAATATGCCAGTTACAACAAGAAGTCAAACTAAATTAAATAATTCTGTTACAAAGCAACAACCTAAGGTAACGAAATTGACAAAGCCTGATATAGATAAATGTAGACAAATTGACGAATTTAGACGTTGGTTTTGTAATACTATTACTAAAATGTTAGATGAAATTAAGTGTGATAACGCAACACGGCTATTAATAAAAATGGATATTAGCAAACATAGTAATACTGAATCGGAATCTAATATGTTGTTATTAAGATACAGACAGTTGTATTATGATACATTGCGACGAATTACTGAAATGTTCCATATAATTGAAGAATATTATCCTGAATTTCATTCAAGTATTGACACATCTAATTTTTGTAAAACTGTATACGATAAGATAGCACAATTATATAACGAGTGTAAAAGCAATTACAATAGTGTTTATTGCAAACCGGAAAGTGAAGAGGAACATCATATTATAAAATTGTTGTTAAATTCATTTTACGATACGGAAAAAATGCTTATTAAATATATTCCGGTTAAACATCAAACACGGAGATTACGTAAATTTGTAGATTATACTGGAATGATTATTAAAGAACCATAAAGCAATATAAATGTAACAGTTTATGACGATTATAGCATATAATAAATTAATAATATTTTTATTGAAACTGAAAATAAAAATAGCAACACCTTTGTAATTATTTTTAGGATAATAATAATTTTTTGTTTTTCTACCATATTCGTTAGCATTTTTGGCAACAAACAAGACAATTACGTCCTTTTATAAACTATAGTAATGGTGATTTGTCTTTGGACCAAGAAATCAAGAGGGTTGAATATGATTCGAGAATCGAACAAGTAATCATCATGTATCCTGATGGTTGCTATCATACGAGATTTATAAGTGAGCAATCTTGTCTAAATTTATGGCTAAATTAAGGATAAAATCAATAAATATACACCACATCCATATTTCACCCATATATCTGTTGTAAATAATTTTTTTCATATATATTATCCAAATGTATTTTCTTTAGAATATTGAATGTATAAAAATCCATCTGGATCTTTATAATAATCATACACATTTCCAACCATTGCCGAAGTAGGTATAATTAAACCATTCACAAAAATAAATATAGCTTCATCTGGATTGAGTTTCATTCTTCTTCTAATAATAAATATAAATTGCCCTACAGTAAGGTCATAAGGAGCTAAGTATTTTTTTTTGTCAAGAATAGGTAAATTATAAGGACTTGTAGATTTTTCACAAATAATAGGTCTTCTATCAGGATATTTTTCTATAATACGGTTTGATTCTTGTAATCTATCTTCAAACTTATAATTTTCTTTAAACTCTGATTTATAACTCATGAATATAATTTATAAAATATGTTTAATAATTTTTTATAAATATTTATGTTAACATACTAACAAATTTTTTATACCAAATTGCTTCATGTATAAAAAGACTCCATTTGGCAGTTAAAATAAGAACTACACCAAATAAAAAGAATAATAACGATGTTTCTTCATTAATTGGCTTTTTAGAAAATCGTGGATTAAAATGATATATAAGAAGAATAGCCATTGAAATTATAAAAATAAATTCAGTTCGTTCCTTCCAATATAATAATTTTGGGTCAACTTGTTTGGCTTTTTCATTTGTAGAATGCGACAAAATAACATATCCTATTGCTGATATAACAAAAATAATTTTAATTAAAATAATAAAAAATATAAAATAATCGAATGATGTTTCTAATTTAATATGCATATATATTATTATTAGAAAACTTTATTTATATTTGTTAGTTTGTTCCGTGTAAATGTTGTGTAGAATAGCTTAAATTATTTATTGGTTTGTTAACTATATTAGCTCTAAAGTTTTTCCTACATTTTTTACATTGTCTAAATGAACCTCCGTCTCTGCTTTGCATTAATGCATTTGATGAAGAATTACTACAGTAAATACATGTTGGATTATATGTAATAGAACCTCCATAGGTATTTGAATTTGTATGATAAATTTTGTAAGCGTCATCTAAAGATGTATAATTCATTAGTATAAAAATAGTAAATAAAAAAAATTGAAACATTTAAATACTAATTGATTAAAACAAACTTCTACCATGAATAACAATACTTTAAAATATATTTGGTTGGTGCCCCAGGAAGAAAACAATAATTTGATGCCGATATTTAATAAAAATACAATAACTGATATTATTGCATGTGGGATTTATTCTATTGTTGGAATAATACTAATGCGAACTATCTATTTGGGTTCCTTATTAAATTTATGTAAATTAATAAAACCGGAAACATTAATAGCTCTATTTATTGGAATATGTTACACAATATACTTTATTATCATGTCTAGAAAAATATTAAACATAATTGAACAACTATATGCAAGAGAATTGAAAACAAATCAAGACAAACTTCGCGATGCTATGAATAAAATAGATGCTAAATTTGTCGAATTTGAATCTAAACTACTAACTGAGATTGACAATGTAGATGAATCTGTAAATAAGTCACCTGTAAATGTAAATATAGATATAGCTGCAGATGCCGATGCATATAATGAAATATGGTTTTTACAAGAAGAAAAAAATGACGGACATAAAGTTGTAAAGAGTTCAAAGATGATGTAATTGTAATAAAAAATTGAAAATAATTTTATATACTCAAAATGGTTATCTAATTTTTTTACAATGTATTCTTATAAAAAGCCATCAAATAAAGCGATTAATCCGTTACAAATATGTTCACCATTTAATATTCCAGATAGTCCAACGTATTTGAGTTTAGAAAAAATAAATACTATAACTAACATTCAAATATTAAAACAATTTGAATATGATTATGACCTGTTTATAGAAAAAAAATTTCAAATATTAGTACTTTTAGATAGTATAGATTTGATTTTTGAAATAAGAGATGCCATAATAATGCGCATTAATTCGCTTAAACGACAAAAAATGATTCGACAAAAAAGATATGAACAATTTGGATTTATAATGCAACAAACATGTTAAACTCCTATAATATGTAATGTTTTGTTAGTGAGTTATATAAATATCTTAATAAAAGATGAATGTAATTTTTTATACAAACGTATTACAACTTTGGACATTTTACACCCTTGAATAATATTGGTAAAAAATGTGTTTCATATATATATTGTATTATTTATGTTTTATTATATTACTTGATGAAACTTAAATATGCAGGTATATGATAATAATTCCAAGCTTATTTCGTTATTATCTTGAAAAGTAGTTATTCCTGTTATATTGCAACAACTTTTCCCGCTAAATTCGCATTCCCATTCAATGTCGATAGAACCAACAACGAACCCTTTATTTTCAAGAGAAGTAGTTAATTCATGTACTATGTCCCATTGTGATTCCATTTTCCAAACATTATATGGTTTATCGATACCAGAAAAGACAACACAAAATCCGGCATATTTTACCCATTTATCTTCGTCCATATTTTGATAAAAATTATACATTTTACACCTTTTAACATTTCAAAGGCCAATTATTTTTCTTCTAATTTTTTTAATCTTTCATCTACAATTTGTAGAATATTATAAATTGCTTCTAAATGTGTAACAAGTTCTTGGTCATAATGTCTTGCTAATGGAACTGATTTAGAATAACGATTATTAATAATAGCAGTTTTCTTTTCAGTTAATACATCATTTATGACCTTAAAATTATGGTCTATTGATGTTTTTTTATCACTATTATCTTTTTCTTTTTTTTGTTTTTCCAATTCTAATATTCTTAATTGTAATTGTTGTATTTCTTCGGTAACTGAACTCATCTTAAAATATAAATATTATTTTTTGATTATTTATATTTCAATTTTATTATAAAATAGGTGTTTGAAATGTTAAAAGGTGTAATAAATATACTATTGTATTTCAATTTTATATTAGGAGGTGGGTGGGAGTGTTGTATATACCGGCGCGCCGGCCACCAAAAAACGAATAAAAAATCAATAATTAATTACCTAATATTGTTCTACTTATATCTCTTTTTATGTCTTGTATATTATTCACATATGTGTCCAATGTAACAGGTTCAACTTGGAATGTATCATCTTTGTAAAATCCGCCCATTTCGAATTTAAATACATCCACTTCTTTATTTTGTCCAATACGGTGACATCTAGCAATTGCCTGGTCTTCGATTGATGGATTCCAGTGAGGAGATACGAAATAAATTTCAGAGAAATTATGCTGAAGATTTAAACCCTCACAACCTGTTTGAATTTGAATAATAAGAGCATCTGCTGGCTCAGCAAGTTTAATTAAGTTTTCTCCACCAGAATTACGACCATCATACTTGATTATTTTTTTCATACCTCCATTTGTTAGTTTTCCATGAATAAAATCTATTTCTTTACGGAAATGACAGAATATAATCTTTCCTCGACCATTATTTTTACGTTCCAATATTACATCAATAACTGTATCTATTTTGCTTGCGAACTTGAGTGCTTCTAGCGTTTCTTCGCAAATTAACTCCAGTTTATTGCGCAATAATTCTGGAAATATACAAATTTGTCGTGCCCTCAATAAATAACTCAATATCCCTTCTTTATATAAAGAATTCGCAATTTTGTGTCTTTTATTTACAGAGACAAAGCTTTGTTTTGGAATTAGGGAATGAATTTCCTCTGAAAGTCTCATTTCTTTATAATTTTTCCAAGGTATTATATATTTATGTTTGTTTAATGGTGGCAAATCAATACCGACTTGTTGTTTAGTGCGTCTTAACACAAAATATTTACCAATTGTTATCATATTTTCTACAAGTGTATAAAATACAGACCTCATTCCGATTGCACAACACAGATTATAAAAATCCTTCTTTTTATTTTGAATAGGTGTTCCACTAACAAGCCATCTAACCCGTGCTCTAAGTTGTTTACATACATCATATCGCTTTGTATTTGAGTTACGTAAATGGTGACCTTCATCATATATAACCCTATTCCAAGATAAATTTTTAAGCAAACAATTGGGTTGTAAAAGTGTATTATATGTTGTTAATACAATAGGGGCAGAATTAATTTGTTCTTGTGTAATATATTTTTTATCAGTTTTATAATACATTAATGCTTTATGGTTAGAAGTTCTATATAGTTCATTAAACCACTGATTAATTAATACAGGTGGGACTACAATTAATGTATGTGGAAGGAAATTAACATACATTGTTCCAATCATCATTATTGTTTTTCCTAGACCCATTTCATCAGCAATAAACCCACCTCTTACATTACCTGGAGGATTATGACGTAACTCATTTTCTACACACCATTTTACTCCATCGTATTGATATTGTTTGAACTGAAATTTAGCTTTTTCAAGCAAATAATGGAAACGTTCCATACGTTTATTAATGATAGTTTCAAACTGTTCTTGAACAATTGACATATTTGATATTTGTTAGTTATTTGTATAAAACTAAGTTATAAAAAAATTCAATTTTTTTATACCCTCGAAGATTTACACCTTTTGACATTATACTTGGAATTTGTAGTGCAGGCGAAACGCAGTGCCTTGAGAAAAAAAGATATTGACCAAATGGGTGTCTCACTTTTTTATATTTAATTAAATAAGTTACACTATTAATCATTACAAACAAATCAGTCTAATTAACTACTTTTTATTTTATTTTTTACTTTAACACTATTATTTCTTCGAAAATTGCTTGATTTTCCCATATAGTTCTCCAATTTACTCTGTCCAAATTTTGTTCCAACAAGTGAATTGCATTTGGATTATAAGATAAACAATGCCAATTAACTTTATCTAGATTTTGTTCTAAAATATGAATTGCATTTGGATTACCAGATAAATTAGGCCAATTAACTTTATCTAAGTTTTGTTCCAAAATATGAATTGCGTTTGGATTTTCAGATAAACTATTCCAACTAACTTTATCTAAATTTTGTTCTAAAATATGAATTGCATTTGGATTACAAGATAATTCCGGCCAGCTATCAAACTCATCCAATTTGTCTAAATTCTGTTCTAAAATATGAATCGCATTTGGATTTCCAGATAACAATTGCCAATCAACTTTATCTAAATTTTGTTCCAAAATAGGAATTGCATTTGGATTGCTAGATAACCAATGCCAATTAACTTTATCTAGATTTTGTTCTAAAATATGAATTGCATTTGGATTACAAGATAAATTAGGCCAATTAACTTTATCTAAGTTTTGTTCCAAAATATGAATCGCATTTTGGTTTATAGACAGCGTAAACCAATTAATTTTGTCTAAATTTTGTTCCAACAAATTAATCGCATTTGGATTATAACACAATTGATTCCAGTCAATTTTATCTACATGTTCGGAAAAGGGGTACCGTAATTGCATCATCTTGAATAGTTATTCAATAACTTCGAAGGACTTTATACTTATGCTAGATGTATATAAGGTAAAAAGTATTTCAATTTTTTTTATTTTGTAGGGAACCCAGGGTCCCCCCATGCCCTCCTGTATATAAATATTGTTGGCTATTTTGAGGCTCAAATTTGCATATTTACGGGGGGCATACCGACATTACCATACACGATGTCAAATAATTATAAATTTTTAGTAGACGTGTATTTAACTACAAAATAAAAAAAATTGAAATACTTTTTTCCATATTAATCTTATGCATAATTGCTAAGGAACAAATAACGCTAAGTTAAGAAAATGCCAGTTGGTACTAGAAGCCATATCAAGAAGGTCACCGCTGCTGCCGAAGCTAGGGCTGCTGCTAAGCCTGTTGTTACACGCTTGGAACAAAGGGCCTTGGAACAAAGCCCCGTCACAATTTCAGACTTTTCAGATTCAAAATGGCATATTGTATCAGAGGATGAATTTGCTCGTGATATTAAGCGACTACTTAATGATTGCGTGTTGGCTCCATGTATGACAACAAAGATGCTTGTTTCCCTACAAATTTATAATAGAATTAATGATGAATTAGAAAAACTTCTTCAAATCAATTTTCCCAGGTGGGCAAAGTTCGCAGCTACTTCCTACAATAAGACTAGCGAATTCGAAGCACAACGTGATACTTACAGAGTAGTTGACGCTAAGTTGGTAGCCACATTTACAAAGAGCTATCAGAAAGCCAGACAGTTCTTATCATCATTCTTTAAAAATGTTAGAGCTACAAAATCCAGTCTTATTGACATAACGCAAAGCCCTTATGCGGAAATGTTTAAAAATATTGACCTTTGCGATTTTAAAGCAACTCAATGTTCTAGACCGCGCAGAAATGTTCCTGTCGTCGATTACACTGGAATGGATACAATTGAGCCTGAGTCTGAATATGATGGAATAACCAACATTTGGTATGATGAATCTGTATATTACGATTCTGACTACAATACCGAAGATGATGAAGATGATAAAGATGATAAAGAATGGTGCGAAGAATAGATAGTTTATTGACATGTAATTTAAATGTAAAGTTGAGCCACTTGGCAATACACTTTTTTCATTTTTTCTATCATATTCATAAAAAACTTTGGAGTGCCAATGCAGTGTTCAATCTTTAGACAATCCATTATAATCAACTACGTAAATAGCTTCCAGTTACGTTTCGTTAAAATTAAAATAAATATTACGTGAAAATATTTCTAATTGAATTTGATTTTACGAAAAAAATATAATTTATGATAAATAGAATAATTAACCACTATGATTTATTGACATATAAATATTTTTTTTACAATAATAAAATGCTCTTATATGATAAAGTCCTACACCGTCTGTATCATATGTAATTTTTCCATCATCAATATCTTCCCAAATAACAATAGGATAATTATAGTTGTATGTATTATTGTTGATTTCATTTACAA